CTCCACCACGAAAGTGGAGTAACGGAGTAATCACGGTTGGGAAGTAATTTCCCGGCCACATGTAGGGATTACAGGGTATTAATCCTGTAATCGGTACCATCATGTAATATCATGGTGCTTGCGGCTGCCGGTACCTAGTCTGTAAGCACTGTTAACCCTTAACAAAGGAGAAACAGTGCCCTTACTAGGAACACTAGCAACAAGCCGCACCAGAACACAGACGCTTTCGTCGAAGACATATAATTGGTCTTTTACGAAGACGGCTGGTGGCAGCGGTACAACCTCAGGGTCCTATACGGACTCTGAGACCATAGAAACCCGAGACACGGAAACTCCAGGCTGGAGAAAATTGATCAATGATGGCCAGATCGTGAATAACGATTACTGGTCTCAAACGATCAAGGAATCTTCGTCTGGACCTACCAACTTCTACGTTAGTCAAACTAACGTTATTGGTGGGTTAGCTTACACCTATGAGGGGGATAGAACCCCCTACTATTGGTGTAACTCAGTTCCGTTTCTGGACACTAGCATTAACGTCACTAACCTGCGTAATAGAGTCATTTCTGGACTCTTTGCAAAGGCTAACGACCCTGATGCTCTTGCCCTGGTTATGCTCGCAGAAGCACAAAAGACAAGTTCGATGATCTTAACGATCCTTGAACGTGTCCGCTTCTATACCAAGACCTACAATAAACGAAAACAGCGGATTATCCGCCGATTCGGTAGTATTGGGAAGGCCTCGGCGGCGCTCGCGTCGCTTTGGCTGGAGTATCGCTACGGGATCCGCCCATTAGCTTTCGAGATGAAGAATCTCGTCGAAGCCATCCAGAATACCGGTAGCCTGAAAAGGGCTACTATACGGTATGGGGGCAACGAATTCGAAACCGACAATGATATAGCTGATTCGGGCTTAGTAAGCTCGAATTATTCGCTAGACATTGCACGATCTTGTTCGTTTGCCGTCTCCATTACTGGTGGCGCGCTATTGGACATCAACGGTCCTGTCAAGCGGACCTTCGCTGACACAGCGGGATTAGACAATATTTTGTCGACATCCTGGGAACTTGTTCCCTATAGCTTTGTCATTGATTGGTTCTGCAACATGGGAGACGTGATTGCCTCCTGGGAGCCTACTGGCGCTCGTCTATTGACGTCGTGGTTGTCGTTGAAGGGACAGAAAATAGCTCTAAATAAGCTAGGATCTGATCCTTACGACTTAGCACATGAAACGCGTCCCTGGGAAGTCGAAGCTTACGCTTTGGCCATCGGGGACCCATATGTCATGCGCACAACTACGTATCGAGAACGCGAAGCCGATCCATCCAAACCTATACTTCCGGCGATTGATGTCAATCTTGACCTAGGAAAGATCCTAGATGCAATTGCGCTATTGCGCAATCTGAGGTAAGAAACCTCTGCATTCAATAACCGTGGGTATAGTCATCTATGAGGACTAGTTCAGTCGCTCATAAACGAAAGGAATAAATAACCATGCAACCAGATCCACTAACACTTAGTGTCGACGCTGCTAACAACGGGACTCCGGCAAATGAAGATTACGATCGTCATTTGGAGGAGCCAAACCGGTCCACTTATGTGGGCGCAACGCATACGGAGGCATCTCGTGAGATGCTTCAACTCTACCGAACTGCACCGCGAAGAAGCGGTGAAAGCCGTGGAGTTGCCAAGTGTTCTGCGAAATTTACGCAGGACATCTCGGTTCCGAATGCGTCCGGTTCGGGGGATATTGTTATCCCTCTCATTGGCGAGGTCAGCTTCGCTGTGCCCCTCGGGGCCACCGCGGCTGAAACCAAGCACCTCCGTCAACGTATCGTATCCTTCTTGGATACCGATACCATCTCTGCCAAGCTGGTAGACGACCTCAGTATCTAATCGTGAGATTAGAATTACTGGTGGTCTGTCTAATAGTCGTCGTTTCCGTATTTACGGTTTCCGGATGTTCGGGTGATTATTCACCGGCATTCCGGCTCGACGGCTACATCGCCAGCCCGCTTCAAGATTCGAAAGGAATTAATGAAGAAAGCAAAGATGCGACGGAAACGCAAGGTTTCCTCCACCGGATCGAATAGTAAATATTCGGTCCGGGTACCGCAGGATGATATCTTTATCGTCTTGCGTTGTCTCCTAGAGACATACAAGGACTATACCCACCCAGACGTGCATGAACCTCTCGAGCGTGCAATACGCAAGAGGGACTTTCATGCAGTGTTGAAGGTGGGGCAAGAATTCAGCCTACAGCGTATAGCTGAGCTTGCAGGTAATAACTCTAGCGTAGCTAGAGCAACTTACCTTGTAGCTTCGTTCCTTAAGAAGTACGAACACCCTGATTACGCCCCACCACCGCAAACGGCCTTTGAAAAGGTACGTGCGGGGGAGGCTGCCTGCCAACGGTATCATTACCGGAGGAAGCGCATGGATCTTGAGAAAGATCCAGTAGTCAGACGTGTAAGGGCAATCCTCGCTTTAGTTTTAGGCGAGGTCCCTGAATCGGACGTCTTGTGGAATAGATCTAGACATGGTCCCGGTACCGCTACAGATGCTACCTTTGGACGAACCTCTCCCTTATTTAAATATAAGGAGTGGCCGTACTCGGTAACATCCCGCGGTGCCGTTCTTGCACGTGATCTTATTTGGAATGACTTGCGCTGGCGGGGGGCTCTTGAAGAGTCTTACCGTCAACGCTTCGTTATTCCAAGTTGGAAAATTCTTGACTGGGATGAGTTCTTTCGAACAATCCTGGTCATTTCCGACTCTAATAAGATTACCAGCGTTCCCAAGGATGCCAAGACCCGGCGCCCAATTGCGATTGAGCATCGTCTCAATATCCAACTACAGTTGGGTATTGAAGGCGTGATCAGAACGCGATTGAAGCGATGGGGAATTGATCTCAACGACCAAACTCAAAATCAGAGATTGGCCCGTTACGGCTCAATGCACTCGGACGTTATGTCCGGTGCGACAGTTGATCTAGCAAATGCTAGTGATACTGTAAGCCTGGGGGTCTGCAAAGACCTCCTACCGCGCGAATGGTACCAACTCCTCTGTGATGTCAGAAGCCCTTTTGGGGTCTTTCCTGACGGCACGAAGTTGAGATATCGCAAGATATCTTCAATGGGGAATGGTACAACATTTGCGGTTGAGTCCTTGATATTCTTCGCCATAGCGAAAGCTGTGACGGAGAAATATCTGAATACTCGAGTCACCCGGAAGGTGATCTCGGTGTTCGGGGATGATATAATCCTGCCCGAAGGGGCAGCGCTGGATCTCACTTATTACCTAGAAACCTTTGGTTTCGAAGTAAACTATGAAAAGAGCTTTATGCGTGGATTCGTAAAAGAATCCTGCGGAGCCGATTTCATATTAGGTGAGAATGTGCGACCGGTCTTCCATAGAACCCCGATTAAAGGTCTTTGCGACCTTTATTCGTTGCGGAACCGCCTGTACAGGTGGAACCGTTTGTGGTTTCCGTGGATAGAACATGATGCACTTGATGAGTTATTCATCAAGTGGGGCCGAAACGCTCATACACGCCACCTATGTCCTTGCTCCAATACGGAGTTTGACACTGGCTGGCACGTATCGCATGCACCGGTTAATATGTGGACAAACTGCGGATACTCAACTCGACAATTATCAAGTCGGGTCCGCAGAATCAAGGCTGAACGCTGGGATGACTTCCTTTTTAGGAAGCTCATGCACCAGTTACGGCCTCTTCCAAAAGATAAGTATACAACGAGTGTTAATTCATTCGAAGTATGCGACGTCTCTAGGAAGACCACATATGAGATTAGGCGTCGCCACACTGAGTGGTGTGGTGACGAGCACTACCATGATACTACAGGAAGCCGTCGGGTTGTATTGCCCGGCCGCTACCCCTAGTAGTCAC